GTTGCCCCAGTACGCGGCTGGTTAGGTTTGGTAGCCATTAGGTTTTATCTTGGCTCTCCTGGCCCTTGCAGGGGCCTTGTAGGGCCTGTACGGCTGTCCTCGGGGAAATACAGGAACGAAAGACAGGGGGGGTAGCGCTCTTGGCTAAAAAAAGCCCCTGTGACCTATTACCCTTACTCGTATTACAGCGCTTACAACAGGCTACAGCGTTATCAGCATTTACCACTAGCTCAGGCGCTTTAGATATGGGTATTACGTGGTCCACTTGGTCTGCATCCTGCCCACAGTAGTAACATACATAGCCATCACGCTGCAGTATGCGAGTGCGGAAGCCATCACGATAGGCACGCTTTAACCTGGGATCACCTGCCATAGCCATTAGTAATGCCCTACTCTCTTATGTTTAGCCAATGCAACACAGCTATTACCATAACGTTTAGTTATGTATTTAAGGCCTAACTCTATCTGCCTATATGGGTTAGTGCTTTTCATTTTAAGTAACTGAGGTATGCCATATGCGCTGCTCTTAGGGTTATTAGCTTTAGGGTTCCAATGGCTCTCACGATCCCATAGCTCTACTAGGCACCTGTATTGCTTATCGCTACCTACCATCATATGAGCATAGAGTTTATAGGCCTCTATAGATGGGTTATATGCTTTTGCCTCTTGTATGTTAATGATTAGTAATGCGCTTATTAGTAAGCATAGCTTGGCTACTAGTGGGTTACGCTTGCTTGGCCTACGCCTTTCAGGGCCAGCAGCGCCTAACCAGCGTACCGCAGGTGTCAATAGATAAGGGTATAAGTGCTGCTCAGGGCGGTATGTCGGTTTGTCCACAACCCCTGTGGATAACTTCTGTGGATAACTATTCATCGTACCCTAGCCAGGTTTAGGCGTTGTAATGCAGCTGTAGCAGGCTCACCTAAAGCAAACAAAAAGGTTTGAAAGCTAATAGCTTTAGGGTTACCAATAGGCCTATTAAACTTAAGATCGGCTGGTGTTGCTACAACGGCATCGGCTCTATCCCATAACTCTGCAAACCATTTGCTGCGAGATACAACTAACAAGGCTATGCCATTGTTGTTATTCATAAACTTATCTACCCAAGGTGTGACGTGGCTAAAAGGTGGGTTCATCCACACCAACTCGCCACCCCAGTCTTGAGCTAGGCCATCGTCTGCCTGGCTAAACCAGCGTTTAGCAGGTATCCAAGGTATGCCGTGAACAGGGGCGGCTACATCTATATCGAACTCTAGCCCCATAGCATCAAAGAGCCATTTAGGCGTGTAGTAATCGTTGGTAGTTACACCCTCATTTACCACATTAAACAAGCTAGGCTCCATAAACTACCCTCATTTCATAGCCGCAGCATCGAGGCGGTACGGGCTTTGCCTCGGCCCTGTAGCTGATGTTGCAGGCTATACATTCATACAGGCACATCGGTAGCCTCTAACAGGCACACGCCCATAATGCCACATACGCTGCACTCCAACACCTTTACATTAGGCGGCAGGTTATCGGTGACTATGCGCTCTACCTGGTTAGTAATCTTCTTACACTTTCTGCACTCAAAGCGTATGTACATTATCGCACCCTAGACATTCCGCTAGCCTTCATCGCATCTACATTATCCTGGCCCATAGCTGCCAGTATTACAGGCATAAATATGCCTTTAGACTTGCCCTCAGCTGTTACAAACTTAATTAACGGCAGCGGCAAATCCATAAAGGCATCGGCTAACTGCCATAATCTATGAAATGATCCTGACCGACTACAGGCAATTAGACATATGCCGTTGCCGTGAGCTATAAACTTATCTATCCATAATGTAGGAGATGAGTATGGCGGGTTACACCACACTCGACCTTGCCAGGGTGTTATTAAGCCATCCTCAATTATGCTAAGGCTCTTTGTTGCTGGTATCCAAGGCACACCACCTGCAGGAGCACATACATCTAGATCAAATTGTACGTTTAACCCCTTAAATACCCAGGGCGGCGTATAATAATCGTCAGAAGTGCCGTTATCTATTAAATCGTGTCCAAAGTCTAAGTCTAAACGATCACTCATAACTGCACAGCCAAACCAACAGGCAATAGGGCTACAGTTTTATCTACCTGCCCTTGATCCTCAAACTCGGTCTTTGCTGGCAGTTTCTTTGTAGTCCACTTTACAGTTATCTTGCGTAAATTAAAGGCATAAATGCCCTTAGGCGTTGCATTAACGTAAAAGGGTGTAAAGCCCAAGCGCTCGGCCTGTTGCACCAGGGCCTCGTACTTATCCTTCTCTATGATTAAATCCTCATAATGCTTATGCCTGCACTTTAGCTCTATGTGTAGCCTGTATAGGGTGCTAGTGCAATCGTGGTACTCGTAGGGGTCATCGCTTTTAACTAAATCCTCTAGATAGCGCGCTTTAATATAGTTAAATAGCTCCTGCTCGGTGTCCATTATCGGCAGTCCTTACAAAACCATATTATGTTTTCTTCGGGGTCTGATTTTTGATAGCCAAACATATCTAACTGGGTAATGCGGGCGCACTTATCGCAGGTTTCTACCTTGTATTTTGCTATGACCTCGCCCTCATCTAGTAGCTGACCTGTCATTGAGCTTATGTTGATGATCTCCATATATCGGCTCATACTTGGGGCTTCCAGCTTCCATCGCTGGTTAATACATACCAATAGGGAGCGCATTGGTTAGCGCGGCTCTTTTCGGTGCAACTATAATTACCCCAGGCTTTGCCATTCTTCTCACCTGTGCGCCACACTCGCGCCCCGTGATTACAATGAGGTACGCCTGGCTCAACTACTGCCCCCATCGAGGTAGCCAGCGTAGTCACAGCCTCGGCTAGTGTTGGTATAGCTGCAGCTGCAGGGTTAGTAGCCCAAAAGTCCTGAGTATCAGGCATAGGTTTGAGTGCCTCTACCTTCTGCATATCCTCACGGCTTGGCCTTTCGGCGCTCGGTGTAAGTAGCTTTATGGCCCTAGCTATTGCGCTAGTTTCAGAGTCCTCGATAAACCATCGGCGCATATTGGCAGGGTAGTAGGTAACGTTGCCGTATGCGTGGCCTATGGCGCTAGGTTGGTGATCCTCATACTCGCGGTACACCTCAACCTTAAACAATACCCAGCCAGCCGTTAGGTCAATATCCACAATAATAGGCAGAATACGGCCAGTAGGATGCTCAACCCAAAATCGTTTGATGGTGTCATTGGCTAGCTCATAATTATCTAAAAAGCCACTCATTTTGTAGCCACCGAGCTGCGGGCATTATTGCGGCCCTTCATATAACCAGCTGTGTAGCCCTCTTGCTTACCTGCCTTAAAGCCTATAGTCCAACATACTATGCACCATAAAACTAGCGTAATAGCTGCAAGTACAATTAACGATATATCTACCATCATAATTAGCCCTTTGTTTGGGCCGATAAGGCTGCACTATCCGAGTAGCCCCTCGGCGTTGTAGTAATAGTATGAACCCTGGGGCTGACATTTAGCAACGCGACACGCTAACGAGATAGTTTGGCCTCAATAAGTAGCTCGTAAATCCTATCCACCTGGGCCTCTATGCGATCCACACGGCCCCGCAGGTTATGGCCGCCGTTGCCATCGGGCAATAACTCGGCTAGCAAGGCTTTAACTATAAAGCGCACACCGCCGTAAAGGGCAGACAGGATAGCAATAACCCCCAAGATCATAGCTATCCACGCCTGCGCCCCCATTTACTTAGAGCCTATGCCTAGCGACTTCTCGCCTGGCTGTAGTGCCTTGATAAGAGGCCCGATAAGCCCAGCTATAAAAGCATTAGCTAGCACTTTAGGGTCTGTAATACCTGAGATATAAAGCGCACCCACGCACGATACAGCTGCGCGTAGGTAGGACAGGCCAGCGGCCTTTAATTGCGCGTTCAATTTGAGTCCGCCCAAGTTAAGACTGCAAAGGTAAAGGATGGTGTGACCCCGCCTATTGTGTACACAACTCTTAGGGAGTCTGTAAAAGGTGTGCTTAGGCGTATAACTTCCCGAGAAATAGTTGCTGTCTGTGCAAAAGTAGCAATAGTACTAAAATTAGTACCATCTACCGTATCTTGCACTACTACATCAAGGGTAGGGGCTGTGCCACTAGCGGCAGTTACGTTTAGTTGTAATACCAAAATCCTAGCCGCTGCAAAACCTGGTACGGCTGTGACTGAGGCCGTAGTAGTCCTTGCCCCTGAGGCTAGTAACGTCACCGTACTAGCTGGGTTATTGGCTTGCTGTATATCGCTCATTTACTCGCTCTTTTCTAGCCCTAGTTTAGTTATTAGCGCTGCCACTTTGGCCTCGTTAATGCTTATCTCGTAGTGCATTGGATCGGGTCTAAGCCACTCCCCGCCCCAGGTCAAAGCGTACTTTTTACATAGAGCTTTTAACATTGGTACTTTAGCAGGCTCAAAAGTATTTATAGCTTTTAACGGGTGAAGGCTCGCGTTGAGGTCTATGGCCGTACCGCTTGCGTGATTAGATAACTTACCTGGCACACCTCGTACATCTCTATACGCATAACCCCAGTCATCAAGGCTACCTACATCTAACGGCTCTATTAAGTTATGAAACTCAGCGGCAAAACCTATTAACAACGGTGCTACCTTTTCGGCACATCGCAGTTTAATTGCTGTGCCAGGTACGGGATAAGACTTTATGCCTATTGCGGCCTGATCCTTAGATGCAGGCCAGCCGTTGTATGAAAACAACTTACAGGCCTAACGCCTTTAAGTCATCGGCAGTTAAGCCAAGTGCTTCTAATTTTGTTGTTGCCGTTGCTTTGTCAGTAGCGGCTTGTGCATCTTGCTCGGCTTTCCAAGCATCATATTGTGCAAAACCTGCGCTGAATTGGGCTTCTGTAATAGGCGTTGCTTCTATAAACTCTACGCCCTCCCAGTCATTACCAGTAATGACCCAGCCACCTGTCGGAATTAACATTGTTAAAACATCGCTACCAGTAGCCATTTTTATGCTCCTATTTCCATTAAGATGATTGTTGAGGTGCTGTCACCTTCCATAACTAACACGGCTGAAGCAGAAATAGCATTAGAAAACTCAACTGTGTAAGCGGTTGAAGATGTTGTAGCAGGTGCATCAAGATAATGTAAAGATGCGTAATTGTATAAATACGATGCGTCTAGGGTTTGTGCTGTCGCAGGAGCAACAAGAATAATACTAGCAGCTCGTTTAATTTGTAATCGCGTACAGTTATTAGCACTTGCATTAGATTTACTTACTGGCATCATTACCAATACTAAAACTTTACTTGTGTTAAGAGTAGGAGTAATGCTGGCAGTAAGCCCAGTTGTTACATAACTTGTACTCGATGATGATACTGACGTTGCTTGCGTTGCCTGTACGACTTGCAACACTTTACCGCCACCGCTTGGTGTAGCCCATTTTAACCCTAGAGCCTGAGCCGAATCTGCCGTTAGTACCTGGTTATTAGTACCTATTGGGATACGCGCATCAAGTGTAGAGAATCCGTAAAGATCGCCTTTAGTGGTTAACGGTGAGGTGCTATCGGCTGCATCGGTATTAAAGAATAACGCCGCACTTGTAGAATTGAAATATAAATCGCCGCTATCGTATTGTTTGAGGGCTAGAGTTGAGCTTGTATTTAGCGTTGCCGTGCCTGCCGTTACTGTGCAAACTCCAGCGCCTATATTTTGTATCTGTACGGTATCACCAGCTGCAAAAAGAGCTGTATTTACTGTAATAGTTGTAGCGCTTGCGCTGTTCATTTGTACTACGGTGCCAGCATCGGCAGCCACTAGCACATAACTTGTAGTTTTGGCCGTAGTTGATCCACCGCCCATAGCCGTTTGTTGCAGGCTAGTCATCTGCGCGGCAGTTAATACTTGCCCTGTTGTAAAGGTCTGTTTAGCCATTTACTTGCTCTCTTTCATATCAATAGGATAGTACATTGGTGTCTAAAATCCCGTATAGCGCGCTGTCTAGGATAAACGCGTCAATTATCGGCTCTAAAGTAGTCATAGTTACGCGCCAAGAGTTAGGGGTAATTGTCATAGCTTTACCAAACACCTGCAGGGTTTTAGTCAAAGTCGAGGCCCCTGGCTGGGTAGTGGTAATAGTTACAGGATCAAAATAGTCAAGGTCAAGGGCTGCAATAATGCCAGCGTTGTAGTTAGCCGTATAAAGGTCAAGGGTTATAGCATCGCATCTCACGGTAGTTTCAGCCCTACTAGCGACATAGGCTTGGGCGTAATCTAGGGCCGTAGCATCGGTCTGCATAAGTAAGTTTTGCTGGTTATAGCTGTGTAAAAAGTATTTATCTATACTAGCTTGGTTACTAGCCGTTTGCACCGTGCCACCTGTTCGGGTCACATTGGCCTGGTTATAGACTAGGACATCGTTTAGTATCCAAATGGCATTAGAATAAGAGATATTAGTGCCATTATCGTTAAATAGTACGGGCGTACCTGTTACAGATGAGGCCGTAATAGACCGATCAAGAAAAATAAAACTTCCCGAGGCATCAACATATAAAGCGCCATACTCCGAAGTTTCTATTACCTGCATAGCGCTAAGGCCTGTGCGTTGGCTACCAGGATCAGCCTGGACGGAAGTTAGCCCGCTTGAAATTGACCTCATCGAGTTAGGCCAAGATATAGCGTCGAGCAACTGGGTAATTCTAGTGCCGCTTAAATCCCCAGCCATTGCCCCTGCAACTGTGGCTATCTGCGCGTTTTGAGCCAGTCTAAACGCATCTACGGCCTCTATCGTGGTATAAACCACATCGTTAGCATTTTGGGGTGTAGTTGTAGAGTAACTCGTAATATAACCCATAAATATAGGGTAGGTAACTGCGCCATAAGTAGCCGTTATTTGTACTTTACGCATAG